CAGATGTAGTATCATCAGGAAATACACAAGCATTTGTTCCAACACAAAATTTATACTTTGAGGCACATGATTTCCAATTAAATGATGAGGTTGTTTATAAAACAAATGGTGGAACACCTATCTTAGTATGGACAGGAGTTGCTGGTAACCCTTATGTCAATTTAGATACTTTTTCTAATCTTTTTGTTGTTCCTTTATCTTTAGACACCATAGGTATAGCAACAGGTAGAGTTGGTTTAGGTAGTGATTCTGATGGAAATTATGTGGGTGTAGACAGCACTGCTGTTCCATCAAGTCTATATTTTGTAAATCTTGGTGTTGGTAATACTCATAGTTTTACCACTAGACTTAATAATGTTATCACTGGAACAATAACACAAAATGTTGTTACTGTATCAACATCCTCTACACATCTATTATCAAATAAAGACATTGTATCTGTTTCAGTAAAACCAAAAGATATAAAAACTGTAGTAGTCAAATATAATGATTTTAATAGAAGAATAGTTTTTGATCCTCAAGATTTTGTTGCTGGTGATATTGACTTATCTTTAAGTACAATAAAGGTAACTGAAGGTGTGTTTAATGTTGGTGATAAAGTCATTCATACATCCTCATCATCTGCAGGTGGTTTAGTTAATCAAAGAATGTATTATGTTATGTTCTATGATCAAACTAACATCAGATTAGTTGAAGAGAGAACTGAATTACAATCAAAAAATCCTAAATTTGTAACTATATCAAGCACTGGTGCTGGTACTTTATCTAAAGTTAACCCATCTCTTCTTCTTAGAAAAAATCAACAACTTAAATTTGATGTATCAGATTCCTCATTGTCATTTACTGATGATGGAATAACATATTCTGCATTTAAACTACAGTTCTTTAAAGATAAAGAATATTTGGATGAATTTATAACTACACAACAGAATGATGCTTATGAAGTTAGATCTTCAGGAAGAATAGGTATTGATTCAGACGCTGTTGTCACAGTGTCCATGACAGATGATGTTCCTTCTTTATTATTCTATAAATTTAATGTTGATAACATAGACAGAATCACTACTCTTAAAAATGAGATTAAAATTGATACCACAGTTTCTCAATTTAATCAAATTAATATACAAGCAACTTATTATGATGGTAGTTATAAAGTTACTGGAATAGGAACCACAAGTTTTCAATACGATGTTCCATTTACTCCAGATGTAACTCAATATGACCCAACCATTGCAAATATAAGTTATGAGACTACATCTAAGACTGCACAAGGTGCAGTGGTTGACTTTAGATTGAGGAGTGGTGGTCAGAACTATAGAAAACCTCCCACAATCACAGGAGTTTCTGTTGGTTCAACAGTTAGATCTGGAATAGGAAGTGGTGCTATATTAGTAGCTCAAACATCATCTATTGGTCAGATAACTGGTACTAAATTAAACAATATAGGATTTGATTATCCCTCTGATAGAACTCTAAAGGTTATTCCTAATCTTCCTGATATTGTAGAAATTGATAGATTAAGTTCTCTTGATTATGTTGAAGTTACTTATCAAGGTACAAATTATCCAGCACCTCCTGATCTAGTTGTCATAGACGGTTTTACTAAAGAGGTCTTAGGTGATATTGATTTAGAAATGGTATTAGGTGAAGATAGACTTAAAATAATTAAAAATACAGAGGGAATTTATAATGTTGAACCTAGAATAGTTCCTGTTGGTAATCCAAATGGAATTGGTATTAGGGATCTAACATACAGTAGTGATGGATCAGGCACAACAACAGGTTTACCAAATACAGTTAGATTATTCTTTGATAGAACATTTAGTAAGGCAGAGGACTTTGAAAAAGGTGGATTTGCTGTTGGGGAGAAGTTCTTACTTGAGAATGTTAGTGTTGGATTAGGCAGCACTGGTAGAGGATATAATTCAAAAGAATATGGATATAAATTATGGACTATCACTGCATCTAGTGGTCAAATAGGTGGTGCTAATGCATTTATGG